GCTTCCTTATATGCCTTAGCAGACTTAGTAGCAACATCAACAGTAACGAAAAGAGTATTAACTTTATGTGGTTCAAGAACTGCAGTGTGTATTAATTTACCAATAGAAAGAGCGGGGGTGTCTAGCCTTGCTCCGTTCAACATATTGCGGTACTCTTTTGGGCTTTGGTTTAAAAGCTTGTCAGAGGATGATGATAGTGAAGCAGACCCAAGGTAGCCATAGTAGAAGTCGTCGTCCATCATTGCTTCTAGAATAACAGGCAACTCCCACGACGTTCCGTCAAGTAAAATTATTTCGTTCATTATTTCTTGATGAACTTAGATAGAGCATTACGCTGTGACTCAGATAACTGAAGACCAATAGCCGCCATAATCTCATCATACTTCGCTTGCGTTCCAACCTCCTTCATACGGTCAACAGCTTTCTGAAACATATCCGATCCTGCTGTTGGGGTAACTGCGACTGGCTTCGCCGTAGGCACCGAAGCCGAGGCGCCCTTGCCGTGCGTATTGGTAGAGTCAGCATCTTTATTATCATCAATGAGAAACATACCACCGAGTGCGTACTTACGAGCATAGGATGACGATGACCCAAATGACTGGGCGATATCCATACCTTTTCTGTTGGGGTCGATGCCCGCACAGGCAGAGACCTGCAGTGACTTCTCTCCATCGCTTATTGTTACGGTGGCTTTTACGATTAGCATATTGCTATCGAATCCATCCCCGATGATCTCATCAGAGATTGTAATAATCAGTCCGTTCTCTGCGAGCAGAGGCTTTACCGACTCTAAGATATCCTCCTGATTGCGGTAGGAGTATTTACCGAATGAATTGTACTGAGACTTGTTGGCCTTCAGCCGCGACTGGACATTGATCAGTCGCTGTTGGAATGTTTGTTCCTTCATAGTTAATTGAATTGATTAATTTATTGTACAAAGATAACAGCAATATATCTGATATGCAACTATTTGCTGTTATTTTTTATCTTCTACGCTCACTTTTCTCGATATGAATCTGCTCCACATCTTGGCGGCAACAGCAATACGCTGGAGTCGGAAAGGATAGGCGGGGCGCAATTGCGCCATCGCTATCCGCATAAACTGCTCTCTCATTGTATGGATGAGTTTATCAGGGCTGAAAATACTACTATCGTTATGATAGTTAGATAGATATAACCCATTGCTTCAATCTTTTGTTTCATAGTTTTATTTAGTTATTATTAATTGGACATAGCTAGTCTGTATTGACTAAGTATAACGGAGCATTACTCTTGACGTAGTAGCGCAAGTTCGCTTAGCAGTGAGTCTCGCTCTGTTTCGACAGCCTTGAGGGCTGTCTCCATCGCGGTTACTCGTAAGACGTAGAAGCGTACTAAGGAATGGAAGTGATCGTTCATATGTTTTTGGTGTTAATTGGTTACTAACGTGGCAAAGTTATACCTGATAATTTACAGTAGCAAGTATTTTTTAACTGTTTTAAAAAAAGTTATTAACAAGTTACTATTTGTATAACAGCATTGGGGCATTCATTACTGCATACCACTTTGCTGTCCATTACCCACATCCCATCGGTAGAATGGTCTGGGTCTTGCTTGAGCCTGTAGACACCGAACTTAACGGATTCATCATCATCAAGCCATAGGTTCAAGTCGTAGCAATGGTCTCCGTGGTTAATAGTAAGCCAGTCGTCTTCCCACTCTGGATCAAACACAACAGTCTTCATAGTGTCCTCATCAATGCAGAACGTAATCTTAAAGGAGCAACTCAGGTAATCTTCAATAGACATTTTCATATTCACCCAGTAATAATTAATAGTAATAGAATTACTAAGTTACCAAATATAACTAACCGAAGAAACCAAATGCCAGCGTCAATCATACGATCGTTCTGTCTCCTTAACTCTTTATCGATGTCGGGATCATTCATACGTTCTCTTGTATAAAGTCAAGTATATCTTCTTTCATACGTAGGGTAGCAACCATCTTAGGAAGGTTGCATACCGCACCATTACCCATCGTATCGTGGGCGCTGATGACGTTAATACAAAACTCACCTGATGGCTGGATGACTACGTTAGCATTTACATATGCTGTTCTTTGTGTGATGCCGTGAGTATATGACTTACGGAATGACGCTTCTACTAATTTATTTTTATTCGTTAACATTGAAAGAGTAATATTTAAGGTGACGGATTTGCGCTTGACTAAAGTAGTCAACAGCATTTATAACGTGTTGCTTGACAGCGTGAGCATCATCAAGTAACTCGGAGGCAAAGTACGCGTACATCTTGGCCTTGACGGTCAGCTGTGACGGCGTATATTGTTTACGTAAGTGGGCATAGAGATTGCTCTTCTGGTCTAGCAATTCACCTACTATTTTCATAGGAGTATAGTCAAGGTTATTTACAATGATGCGCATCAAGTCGCGTCTCCATATCAAGGTATCTACATCCTTGACAGCAGAGATAATTCTGAACTCAATCCTATCATCGAAGATACGTATTGCCTGATACTTGTCGCTACCATTTTTGATACCTTCGTTCTTCTTAACCTTGCAGAAGTCACGACCAATGCGACCAACATACAAGCTGTATATAAGTGGAACCCAAGGGCTTATCTTATCAAAGAAAGTATTGCCAGAATAACTTCTACATCCAAGGTGGATATGCCCACCGCAAGCACTTGAATACTTGGCATTGATTAGATTCGTAAGGTCTGTGCTGTTCTTTATATCATTGTCGAGCTTATCACTCATCAGATCATACGTTGGACTTACAAGCTCATACCCATCATCATCATCAAGGGATCCGTCGCGCTCCTTTGCCCAGTTGGTCTCCCAAAAAAGTTCTCTAGCACAGACTGAACGTAGGGCTTTGTAGTCTTCTTTCTCAACTTCAATACCAATAGTAAAGTCACTATTAAATTCCTCAGCATCAAGACGCTCTACATCGTGGTATCCGAAGCGGTACAATATCTCCTTCTGACTCTTGTCAAAGGAGAATACATCATCATACACAACTGGCCTCATACCATTGAAGTCAAGGTCTATCCAATGGTCAGCAACAATTTTAAGTATAAGTGATTCGGAATACTCGTGATTGTTTCTATTGAATATGCTGTATACTCGAGGCATTTTATTGTACTCAATGAAGTCTGTTTCAATCGTACCATCACTCTCAAGTCCAGTAATTACTAGCCTTGAAGTATTGCTAGGTATATAACAACTTGAATGATTGCTGTATACGAAATCAACAGAGTCCTCTGCCCATTTTGAACGCAAACGAAACCGCCTCATAGGGGTTATTTCCTTAGCCCGCGCTTCGGTGGCATACGATTCAACGATGGCATTAACAGCCCTGTATGAACAGGTATATGAATCGAAACCATAGACCGGTATGCCTTCGCCGTCATCATCACTCTTTGCAAGAGCCTTACCATTGGCACATATAAGTAGATTCTTTGTGGGAATCGGCCCATCTATACCATCTATAATAACAGAGACATCACTTGGATCTTTTCCGTTATAGTTTGATGCCTCTATAATTCTACGCAAAGAAACTGGATTTAGATTAAATTCAATTGCCTCAAAATCTCCCCACCTATCCAGGCACCTCATACTCATAGAAGCTGCTCCTTTATAATTGTTAGATCTACGTAGATAAACATCCATAACGCCATCAGTTACATCTGAGCAATCCCAGTTTACGAAATGACTTGTGTGTGTACCAATTTGACTGTTGATGTATGTGGCTACGAATACATCAACCTTTATAATAATACCATTTTCGTCGAGCTTATCTAGCTCTTCAGAAAGATTAATACTATCTTCCCAGCTTAATAAGCTGTCGTCATTGAAATTAATAATCATAATATAATAGAATTAAAGATTAATACATATAGGTTGTCTTCCTATCGAGCATTGGGGTAAGGTTAGCGGGCTTGATTATCAAGCCTCGCTCTTGCGTTTCCTCTCCACTGATAAGCGCTTTAATTACATCAGCCTCTGAATCGGGAATGAATTGTCCGCAAGTAACGCAGCAAGCATCCTCATCAACGAAGACTTCAGTGGGGCAAAACGTACAATGGTATGTAAATTCCTCAGAGAAAGGAACTCCAAATTCTAATGGCTTGTATGCTGACTTGCCAAAGCCATACCAGTCATCATTAGTGGTTTCATCGTATGCATTTTTAACACCGAATGAATCACTCCAAGACTTCTCATCGAGTAGGTCAAGGTCTTCTTCCCAACCATAGGTCTTAGGCTTGGTAGGTGTTAAGTTTGTCCCAGCGACAGAGCCGAAGTAGGTGGTGCGTGTTTTGTACGCATCATTACTGAACCAATTACCATTGGACCAATGACCAAGCTGAGCATTGAAGACACGATAGTCACCAGTGTTGTCCATAAAGACAACCTTGTTGGATGAGTCTAGCTTGTCAAGGATTGCGTTGCTGATGAATTGATTGTCAAGGAACTCTACGTTGCGAGTCAAAGACTTTGGCAACGTAGCGAGTTCTGCTGTGAACTCATAAGTATCACTGATATCACGAGTCCCATAGCCATAGATGATACCATTATGGATAAGACCTACGTTTTCGCTGACAAGGAATGGATGTAGATAAGCGGGATCAAGTCCGTGAGTAGCAATACGGAAGTGAATCAGTATTGGCATACTGAGGTCCTTAGACTGCTTGTATATTCGGTCGTACTCTTTGACGAAGGTGTCAAAGTCACGGCCGGAAACATTGTAGCCGTCGCGGTTTGGTTGCTTGAATACGGCAAGTTTGCCGTTGTCAATATACAACATACCCGCTCCGTCATCGTTAGACACCCAGCAGTTAGATAGTTCTTGGCGAGTTATTTTCTTGCCATTGTTAAGAATTGCGATACACATAATAAAATAGAATTAAAAATTAAAAGAAACAATTATAGATTGTTGACGAATTGTTTGGCTGCCTGCCTCTCAACTGCGTCTGCAAAGTGAATGTAATTGCCGTAGTCACGGCCATTCATACGCTCTGCGATTGCCGCAGCATACGCACAGAGAAGACGAATCTTATCTGCATTGTATACCTTGAGCAAGTGATTGTGAAGGGCTGAGTTTGGATTCATAGCTTGGCTAATCCACCACATCACACCCTTCTTGGGGTTCTTTGCCATAATACGCAACAAGTCACGCCTCCATAGCAAATTGGTTACGCTTTGTACCGCACTGAATATGCGGAACTCAACGTATTCTCTTTGGACATTCACGGCTGAGTACCTATGACTGCCCTTCTTAAGTGATTTGTTGCTCCGTACTGCGGACCAACTGCCCTTCAAGCGCTTGCGATACATAGAGAACAGCAAGGGGAAGAATCCATTGTACAAGTCAAATACTTGCGCACCAGACTTGTTGACTATAGAGAAACCCATATGACCTCCGCATTCACCTGAGTAGTCTGCGTTGATGTGGTCTTTTAGTATAGGCTTACTTATGTCTTTGTCAAACCTATCGCTAAATAGATTGTAGACCGGACTGACAAGTTCGTATCCCGTCTCGCTATCAAGTGAGCCATCACGCTCACGAGACCAGCCAGTATCGTCTACGTCACATAGTTTGTGGTCATCAAGAGGACTTGAGTCTTCTTTCTCGACCTCAACACCAAACCTAAACTTTGCATCACCTTGATAGTAATTGCGTGGCCCATTGTGGTATTGGTGACAAACATCGTCATTTTCTGGTTCGTACGTTCTGTAGGTGTCATTGCTCTCGTGCCAAAAGAAGCTTCTGCCCATCTCGTCTTCGTGGTAGTATTCATCCACGTCATCAACATAGTATACGCAACCTATATGATGCAGTTCACCATCGTGAGTATACCGGTAGTCGTGGTCGTGCTCATTGCCCTGGAGCATCGTAGTACCATCGTCTGCTATTGCTACATTGTCTCGCTCAACCCACCCGTCAAGGTCTGTTAGAACAGCATCCTTGCGAGGAATAAATTCCCCATCCTCGGTCTCTACCATATCTTCAGTATCTTCTGAACCTTCCGATTCTTCTGATTCTCCTGATACTTTTTGGCCGCAGTCAAATGAAAACCACCACCTTTTGTCAAAAGATATTTGAAACGCTTGAGTTTTTCCTGTCTTTTGAATCTTTTCTATGGTTTGTGTGGTGTTAATATAATTGTTCATACAACCCTCACGATCCCAAGGGATAGCGGGAACATTTGGCTTTGTGATAAGTACGCGATCGCCTACTTGAAATAAATTAGAAGACATAACATAGATAAATTAATTGATTGATTAAATTGTGAACAAATCTACCACTTTAGTGTGGTTTGGACAACGACCCATAGCAAGTTTAAACCGAAGTTTTGCTCTGGCTTCTTTCTCAGTCGTTGCATTAACAGCAAATAGAGGCCCTCGCATTGTGTCGATTTCGTGGGCAATAATATAAAAGGTTGATATTTTGGTTTTCATAACATACATAGAATTAAAAAATGCGGACACTTAAGGTAGTCCGCTTCACCTTTACTTAATAAGTTCGTTATAAGCTAACTCACTATGAATCGCGGAGGTCATTTGCTTCTTCGTGCCCTCCCTCCATCACTACTATATTGCCTAACTCTAGCACTTTCTTGAGTTCTTCCTCACTAGTAATTAGCGACTCATTCAGTTCATAATTAAGTTCAAATAGTTCTACACTATTGGTTGCCCATAGAGCCAAGGCTAGGTCGGTTACGTTTACGAATGTGAATCCGTCTTCAGTTTTAATTATTCTATTTTCCATATTACTTATTTATTAGTTTGTTTATCAGTAGAACATATATTGCTCAATTCGTTTTCAAAGAATCGAGTCATTTCTTCAAAGTCAAAATTTACACTTTGGTCTTCATCATCAATGAAGTAGTACACAGGTACAATGATTTGTTTGGGGATGTTGGTTTCCATAATTAAAAGTTTAGCATAAAATCAGATTCAATGTCGTACTTGATTGCCTCATCGCCAGTGACAATAAGGTCAAGAAAATAAATGCCTCCCTTTTGCTTCTTTGCAATTAGACAAGCCTTTCGACCTAACATTTTGTTAAGTTCGCTGCATATAGTTCTCGCGTTCTGGCCTCCCTTAACGCTTGACCAATAATTGAACATTACTAAATTATTCACCTTTTTGGATGTTTAGTTCTTTGCGGATGTCATCAGCCATAAGGTCGGCATAGTTTTCACCAAACAAAGAAAGTTTGTTCTTGCCCTTGGCTTCTTCGCGCTCTTTGTTGAAAGCATCAACCCAAAGGGCTAAAGCCCCATCAATTATATACTTTTGTAT